ATCATTTGTTGAAAGCGACAAACGCTGCAACGCTGGACGCAACTGGTCATCTGCCACGCCTGTTGCCAGCGATGTTTTAAGAATTTGTTTTTCAACAGAGGCAATCATTTCATTTGTTGCGCCAGTAGCATTTTTTAAAGCTGTGGCAAGTCTTACCTGTGCAGCTTCGTCCTCGATCGCGGCTTTTACTCCGTCAACAGCAAGTTTTACAGCGTAAGCACCGGCGGCAGCTGCGGCTGCGGCAAAAGCAAGCCCAGCCTTTTTGCTAAATTCTCCAAGCTTACTACTGGAATTTTCTACGTCAGCGTTTGCGCTATTTAAGGATTTTTTAAGTTGGTCAACGTCAGCAAGTATCGACAGCTTAAGTGTTCTACTTTGCGCAACCATTTAAAACTCCTTGAGGATCTTGTCAAAAGCATTTTCCCACTTAGCAATGATTTCGGGCTGAATGGCGCGCAATGTTGGATAAATAAACCAGCCGTTTGATCCTCGACCTTTCGGGCCAAAACCTGACCAGATAGGGAATTGTTTATACTTGTTTGATCCGAATTCGTTGCCGCCCCAGAGTTGTTGAGTTGTGCCGCCGCCAGAAAACTTTTGCCCAGCAAAGCCAAAAGATAACTCACCGATCTTTGATGATTTAGACACCTTTGATCCGCGGGCTATCTTTTCAGCTGCTCGACCTCGACCGCTGGCTGTGCCGATAATTTTGTCCTGAGCAAATTCTGCCAAAGCTCCAGAAGCGGCTTTTGCTTGGACTGTAGCCTCAGCGTCCATTGCTTTGAATGCGCCTAAGACGCGGCGCAGATCCGCCTTGTCGTAAGCAATCTCAACGCTGTCGGTCATTTTGTTGCTTCTCCAATATCTCAAGAGCTGTGTATATCTGCTCCGCCGTATGCCACTCGCTCATTGCTATACCAGTCGCCAGTGCCAGCTCGACCAGTATGCGATTTACGCTTCCGGCGGCGTAGCTTTTGGGAGAACCTCACCGACAGTCACGTCTGCAACAGTTTCACACCAAATGTCAAAGCCCTTGATTGGCTTTCCACCAGCTTCGCGCTTCATTGCATTCCACGCAAGAAATAGAAGATCGGCAATTCCAATCTTGTTTTGTGCTTGTGAAATGGTTAGACCTGTCTTGTTTTCCCATTTCGCCCACTCTGGCGGTTGCGCGGTATATGTACCGAACTCGCCTGATGTGTACTCGATCGTGATTGGCAGTTTCATTGTGTGCTCCCGTTTCGATTGCTTCTAGCTGATTGTGAGGACTGGTGTTGAGGCGCAAAGCATTGCCCATGAGTCTGTTTGTGCGTCTGGTGCAGCGCCGCCAGCTGTAGGTGCTACTGGAAAGACTGTACCTGCAAAGCTTGCACCTGTTGCAGACACAAGCGTAAAAGCTAAAGCTGTATTAGGTGCAGATGTGAACGCTGTCCACATTGCTTCAAATAGTGAGCTAGTTGCGCCCCAGTCTGCAAGTAATTCAATGTTAAGTGTCCACTGATCGTCAATGTGCTTGTAAGCCTTGCCGTCAAGTGTTTGATAGGTAGTAATGACTGGCGCATTTACTAGCGTGACCGCTGTTGTTTGTGCGTCATAATTCACTGTTGCGAGCGTAAAGGTTATATCGCGACCAGTGACGATTGTTGTTGGCATTTGCTTGTCTCCTTAGATTGTCTGTTGTGTGTAGTAAGTGCTGACCGCGAGATCCGCCACTAGTAGGTTTGAAGCTCCTACAGATTGCACTGTAGGACGTTGTACGTCTCCGACTGTGTAGCCTGCAGGCATTGCGCCCATAATCGCAATAATGAGCTGCTCAAGGTTATCGAGCGCGCCAGCTGTGTTGTTGTAGGCAACAGCGGCAGTCACGACAAAGTTAATTTTTACTCTGACTTGGCTTTTGCCAATAGTCGTAGTTTCAAGATAAGGCGCGTCTGGAACGATCACGCAAGCTGGTGGAATGACAGCTTCTGGCGGTGATGAATAAACGGAAGCTGCTACGCCAGCCAGAGCTGTTGCAAGTGTGCCGCGGACGTTTGTGGCAATTGTTGTTGGCGTAGGCATTTACATGGCCATTGTTGAAACGTCGATGTAATTGCCCAATAAACCAATAACGCGATTTTGTAAGCTGCGACCCATGCGAAATGGGCTAGGTGTAAAGTCAACGCCCTCGATCTGTCCGCCGGGAGCGACCACACTTTGGAAGATCTCCACACTGACGATCGTGACCGCTTGTTCAACCGCGTCAGTGCTCGCATAAAGTGTGGCCGCGTTTGCCCCGGATAGGTAGGCAACGCCCGCAGGGATTACCGGGCGAAAAGTTATGTCTGCATTTGTAACCGCGCATGTAAAGTAGAAATAAGGCGCAGGATAAGCAAAAGGCAAATAAGGAAATGGATCATAATAATTTGAAGTGACTGTCTTTGTGCCGTTAAAGGTTGACGGAACGCAGCCGCTAATTACGACACTTTGATCAGCCACAAATGAATTTGGCTTCTGTGTTATGTAATAGGCAACGTTATTTTGTAAATAAACAGCTGCAATGGCATTTTGATTTGCAGTAAGCAACGGCAAAATAACCTGCTCGGCCGAATTTATTATTGAGTCGAGGTAAGCGTCACTGTATAAAGAGACAGAGACGCCCAACACTGTGCGCAGTTGTGAAGCTGTGATAATGCTAGGCATCTCTGTCCTTTCGTGATCGACTGGCCTAGATACGGGAGCGCACCTAGGCCATGCTTATTTTTTAGGTTAGGTTAAAGCGACGTAGGCCACCGGCAAAGACGGCTTGAGCTGCAATGTAACCGTAGAGCATGATTTCAATTTCGCCTGTTGTTGGAACGTTTGTAGCCAATTGAAGCGCAGGAGATTCAAAAATCTCGATTGAGCGAGGCTCGATGATGAATGCTGACTCGTCGATTGAAGTTGCAACCATGTTTGGATCTACATAGTAGTCAAGTCCAAGTACGTTTCCGCGAATGCTTGTTGGCATTGCAGATCCAGCGTTATTCATAGGATTTCCAGCGTTGTAAATTGGACGTCCAGTTGTATCTGTTGCACCAAGTAAAGTGCTCCAGATAGAAGTGCCCGAAACAAATGATTTTGCTGTGCGCTTTGTTGCTGTGTATGCAGCTGGCGCTTCTGTTGAAACAAATGAGATCAAGCCAGCTGAGTCTGCCGCTGTTGCTGTTGCCTGTGTTCCGCCAGCTGTAATTTGTGCAATTACATATTGGTCAGTTGCTTGAGCGTAACCGTCGCGTAGATTCTGGAGCATGATTTCATAAAAGCTCGGATCTGACCGGTCGAGGAGCTCGACTGAATAGCGTTGAAACCCGGCTTTTTTGATAACTGTCGCATTTACATAGCTAGAAGTGATCGCGGTTGTTCCTGTTGGATCTCCGCCTTCTGCCACTGTTGCAGCTGTTGAGTTAGCAGTAATTTTTGGAATAGACACTGTCATTCCGTATGTGCTCAATGGACGTGTTCCACCGCAAGCGTCAATTACTGGACGATCAGCGTTTGTGTTTTGTGCAACGTCGCGAACATAAGATACCGGCGAAAACGCTGGATTTGTTGTGAATGAGTCGTCTGCTGCCTTGATGTACTGGCGAGAGTCTTCATTGCCTAGCGTTGCCTTGATTGAATGCTCAAGGTATGAACCACCGCTGACAATTGGTGAGCGTGGTGATGAGAAGTAGAGCGGACGAGAAGCCTCGACCTTTTCGACTTTGGAAGCCTCAACCGTTTCGGCTGGGACTTCTGGAACGGCTGTAGGTGTTTCCACTTGCTTGTCTCCTTCGGTTGGTTGTTCATCTGCTTCCAATTCGGACTCAGAATTATTGTTTTCACTAGCTGCAATCGCAACCTTTGCGCTGGCAATGGCTGGATCGGTGACAAGTGAAACCTCTTTGAGCGCACTTGCGCTAACTACTAAAACGCCGTCAACGTTTTTATATTTTTGAGCAATTACGCCCACGCTAAATCCGTCGCGCAATCCAGTTGAAGCTTCGACCAAGGCGTCAGATCCCGCGGTGGTATTACCGATAGAAAACGTCGCGTAAATACCTTCTTCATCTTCTTCGTAGCTTTTAAGAAATCCGATTGGTGCTTCCCGGCGGTGCTCAAGTAGAAGCTTGGTGCTGTCGCTAAAAGTAATTGAACCTTTTTGAAACATAGTTGATCCAGAGCTAGTCACGCCTTCTTCATTCCACGTGACAATGCGACCAGATAACTCGCGCTTTGGAAAATCTGTGGCCTCGACTTTGATTGAGAAGTCCACTTTGATTGGTTTTTGTATGCTGTATGTCATCTGATCATTTCTTCCTCTAGTCGGATTTCATCTGAAGTCAAAGCGCCAATATCGTAAAGAATTTTGTAAACGTCTGCGCGTTCTTTTGCAGATCCGCGCAAGTAATCGTCCAAATCAAATTTAACTTCTTGGCTTGCTGGCACAAAGTCATTTGGCATGCCAGTCATTGACAATCTTTCCTCAATCGCTGTCATAATTGGACGCAGCGAAAAGTCAAGCAAAGATTGACGCGCTAAAGTTGCGTTGCTGTAAGTCATGCTCGATCCTGACTCAGCGTCAACGTAATAAGCCGGAATGCCTGTGACCCTGGCTAATTCTGTTGACACGTAGGATCTAGCTTGATTTAACTGCAATTTTTCAGGATCAAAACCAAGTGTCTGCAATTCAACGTCAGCATTTAAAAACGCTGTTGAACGATTGCGACGAGCCTGACCCCAAGACTCAAGCAATTTGGCAATGCGATCAGCTGGCAACGCTGTGCCGTTAGATTTCAAAACCATTGTTGGGACTGGTTCGCGCGCGTACATTGTCGCAGCGCGTTCCAATTCTGCTCCAGCTTTAATTGTTCGACCGGCACGATTTAAAATGCCTTCATCTACGCCATAGAAAACTGCCAAGCTGCCCGGACCTTCGTAAGGTGCTGGAATTGAGTCCACGCAGTAATACTCGATCTCTGTGCCCATTGCATTTGTTTTTATTGTTACGCGTGTTGGATCTATACGCTCAGCGCTGCGAATGCGATATGTGTCTGCATAAATTTCCAAAATGCGCATGTAGCCGTAGCCGTATAGCAATAAATCCTCTGCAAGCCATGCGTACGTTGCAAAGCCCGGCACACGTGGATCTGGTTGGTTAATACATTTTGGCGGTGTCTCAACGCGAGCACCGTCTTGCTTTGTGCGCACTTTTAGCGGAATGCTGGCCACACTTGACGAGATAATATTGCGAGCGCGAGCGCACGTTGGCACTGACATAAATTCAACGCGTGAAGCTGTAATACCGGCGACGCCATAAATATTGTAGAGCGAGCTAGTGACATTTACTGGAGCTAGTGAAGCCTCGATGTCAGAGGTCGCCGCTGGCGCTTGTGTTGTGACTGTGCGCGAAAATAGACCCATGTGGCAAAGTGTAAAGGTGGCCTATACACCTAGGCTGAGAAAATGTCGATCTCCATTTCAGGGCGTGTCGCAAAATGTGTCGCCAAAGCTGAGGCAACAGCTGCGCAAACCGCAACGCTTGAGGCGCGCCGTCCGATAATCCAGCCGCCGTCGCCCATTGGTAATCTGACGGCCGATAGTATCTGCTTGGATAATTCTGCCTGTTTTCCATGCATAAGCCGCTTTGAGGTAATCGCTCCCAGCAATTCGTCGCAGCTTTGCCCGTATAGCGCGCCGTCAATGTCAATCACTGGAATGCCGGCGGGAGCTAGTCGAGCAGCTACCGCAGAGCTTGTCCGTTTGCTAAAGGCCACGTATTCAACAGGATATTTGCGAGCATAAGGCGCAATGTCATTGGCAATAGCTTTATCATCTAGCGAAATTGGATTGTGCCAAGTGTGCAGCAATTTAATGATGAAGGTATCGTCAGGATTTTTCTGGGCTGCCACCAATGCCCCGTCTCTACGATCCGGCGAAAGATCAAGGCCAAACCAAGTCACCTTTTCAACGTCAAGCTCTACCTCAAAGCCGCCGCACTCGTTCCATTCCTTTGCCGGTATCGCTCCGCTAATTGTGTTGACCCAGCGACAAAGCACCTCAGTCTGAACCACGTCAGCGGGATCATTTAAGACCGCGCGGATATTGTCCTCATGGATTGTGTGGCCAAGTGCTGGATTACTAGTTT